CCTGAGGTGCCGAGGATGCCTGACCACGGTGAGGGTCCCCATTTGGGGGGGAAGTTGTGACCAACTGGGGCGGTTTCGGGGCCACAACCTGCATTACGCGCGGCTGGCATGACTGGACGGGCCGGATGGTCGGATCTAGGGGGGCTTATCGCAGATGCAGGTCTTGTGGGAAGGAGATGTTGGAGTGACTTCACGGCAGGAAACGTCGACAGCACACCGGGCTGGGGTGAAACCCAAGTTTGAGGGCACGATGTTCACGGCGTCGATGCGGGATCTGCGGTTCACAGCGTCTGGAGACGTGCTTCTAACGCTGGTGGTGCCGTATTCCGACAAGCATTTGGTGATACCGGTGTCGGACGCCTACGGAATCAACCTTGATGTGGACGTTCAACGCAAGCGGTCCACCAAAACGAAGAACGGGACCGACGCCACATAGGCACCGGCCCCGTTCCTTGGAAGGAGGTTCCTGACGCGACTGCTCATCTCGCCAACACTGACGATACATCTAGGAAGGATGCAATGTCAACTATTACTACTAAGAATCGAACTTTTACCAATCTGGACGCTGACACATGGGATGTGTTGGTGCAGATGGCCCAGAAGGGCGGCGCGGTGGACGATCATCCGGTCACTGGTCCGCCTTGGTCGGTGCAGATGTCCAATCAGCGTCTGGGTGCGTTGCTGAACACGAATCGGCGTTTGGCGTCCGCCCGTGCGAAGCGCCTGATCGAGTTTGGGATGGTTACCGCCATTTACGGCGACAAGAATGGGTTACCGAGTGCGAAGAAGTACGTCATCAGCACAGAGTGGCTGGATCGCTCCCCGAAGGTAGGGGACTACTACCCAGTTGAGGTGACCTGATGTCTATAAAAGTCATGGCGGCGGTGTGGGATGAATCAGACGCAGTTGGGAATGCGCGACTGGTCCTTTTGGCGATTGCTGACAGTTGTGACCATGATGGAACTAACGCATGGCCTTCCGTAGCGACGATTGCCCGAAAGACTTTGCTGTCGGACAGAACAGTCCAGCGGAAGATAAAAGAACTCGTTGGAATAGGTGAGTTGCGGGTAGTTCCCGGTCCTTCGCATATCCGTTGGGATCGTAGGCCGAACGGGTATGAAGTGGTTTTGTACGGGCTGTCAGGTTGTCACCCCGACTCTAAAACGGGGCGACAGGTTGGACAGACCGGGGTGACAGAAGATGCACCACGGGGTGACGCCCCTGTCACCCAACCCATCCTTACCCGACCAGACCCAGCGATTGTTGCCGGTTTTTTTGCAGAAGCGAGAAAGACGCTACGAAATGGGCATTGACTGGAATCGGGTTCGCCGGGTTGATTCAAGTCTTTCGGAAGATGAGAAAGAGGCGGTTCTGGAACGGTTGAACGAGTTGGTGGCGCAGTACCGGAGTATCAACGCTGATTACTGGTCCGATGAGGAGGATGACTAATGTCGCGTGCTCCAGCGAAAACAGTTATTTCCCGTTTGGCGTCGTACGGGCTGTCACCCATGACGATTGCCACAATCTTCGACATAGATGTTCAGAAAGTCCGTCTCGCTGTCGATGATCTACCAGTCGATGTGGCAGTCCGCGACGACGACGACCTTCGTGTCGGGGTGCGACGGGTTGCATGGCGGGTCATTGAGGAAACCCTCCTCATGCTGGATGAGGGGTCCCCTGTCGTCAAACAGCGGATGATTACCAACCTGTTTGCCAAGATGATGGGGATGCTTGCAGAAGAATCCGGTGAGGACCTTTCGACGCTGCGGTTGGAGATGACAGAAATGGTGTCCGCCATGAAGATCAACCCCGTCAAACCAGACGACGATCAGGGCGAAGTGGAGGCGGACGCACCCGAATGAACTTTGAACCGTTCGTTGAACGACTCTCCATCCGCACAAAGATGCAGACGATTGAGAAGTTCCACCCGAACTGGGCGCAGCAGGAACTGTTGGCGGCCGTCAATGAGCAGTACTCCACTGGGAAACCGGTGCGGGTCATTGTGCTCAAGGCGCGGCAGTTGGGGATCTCCACGGTGGCTGAGGCGCTGATGTTCGCTTGGGTGATGATGCACGAACAGACGTACGGGCTGGTGATCGCCCATGAGATCGACGCATCCGAGTACCTGCTGAACATGACCAAGTTGTATTGGGAGACGTTCCCGTTCAAGGACATCTACACAACGAAGTACGTTTCCCGTAAGGAACTGGCGTGGGAGGAAACAGGGTCCAGCATCCGTATCGCCACCGCTAAGAACATGAGGGCTGGACGGTCACGGACGATCAACGCCATGCACGGATCTGAGATCGCTTTCTGGGACCGCCCCGACGAAATGATGCTGGGGTTGAGGCAGACGATCCCCAACCACGCGAAGTCAATGATTATCTTGGAATCCACCGCCAACGGGGTTGGCAACTGGTTCTACGACACATGGCAGAACGCCGTATCCGGCGAAAACGACTACAAGCCCCTGTTCTTCCCGTGGTGGAGCCATCCCGAATACACCGCAACCGCATCAAACCTCAAAAAGGAGGCCCTGACCGGACTCAACGAAGACGAACGAGTATTGAAGAAGTTGAAGGTATCCGACGACCACCTTATTTGGAGGCGCTGGGCGGTCAGGAACCTTGCCGACTCCAACCTTGAAAGGTTCATGCAGGAGTACCCATCCACCCCGGAAGAAGCGTTTATTGCATCTGGGACCAACGTGTTCCCCATCCAGAGCCTGAAACTGGTGTACGAACCCAAGTTGGGGGTAAAGGGATTCCTGACCCGCCGAGGCAACTATGTGGAGTTCCTACCCGACAGGTCAGGGTCCCTCACCATCTTTCGGAAACCCTCCAGCGACCTTGGCTGGGGCAAGTACTTCATTGGTGCCGACCCGACACACACCACGATGGGGGACAACGCCTGCGCTCAGGTCATCAACCGGCGCACCTACGAACAGGTCGCTGTGTGGAACGGCAAGATCGACCCGATGACGTTCGCTGAGGAACTAGCCAAACTGGGGGCCTACTACAACCACGCTACGATCAGCACCGAAGTTGAAGGACCCGGCTACGCGACGATAGGCAGACTCGTGGAGATCGACTACCCGCACATCTGGCGCAACCGCTGGGCGGATCGCAGCCCCGGCAAGATCAGCGAAACGATGGGCTGGTCAACGACGTTCAAGCGTAAGGAATGGGCGATCGGGTGGCTCATCAAGTTGATAGCCGATCAGGACATGACCATCCACGATGCGAAGACGTACGACGAAATGCGGACCTACGTCACCCTCCCCGCTGGCGGCTACGGCCCCGCAGACGGCTCTGGGCGGTCCCACGACGACTGTGTGATGGCAATGGCGATTGCGTGCATCTGCGCCTCTACAGAGGGACCTGTGACCGGCTACGAAGGACCTATGGGGGAACTCGAACCCCGAGACGCCCTACCGATCTCACCCGCGTGGGAAGAATGGGATCAAGCATCGGTGGTCAAATGAAACGCACACCGCTACGACGGATCAGCAAGAAACGCGCCAAGGTCCAACGACAACGCGCACGAATGGTCAGCGAGGAACTAGCCAAGCGGGAACTCTGCGAAGCCGGGTCAATCATCTACCTTCACGGCAAACAAGCGCGATGTGCAGGTTTAGCGGTGGAACTCCACGAGCCACTAACCCGGGCACGGGGAGGGTCGATTCTCGACCCCGACAACACTGTCGCTGTGTGTCGCAACTGCCACAGGTGGATACACGAACATCCCGAAGCCGCCACCGAACTGGGTCTACTAAAGTCACAACATGAGTTTGAGGAGCGTCCCAACTGGTAAGGCGGAACCCCTCACCCGTCAGGTGTATTCGTTCCTCATCGGCTACTGGGAAGCCGTCGTAGAGCAAGGGGGCTATCCAGACGAGATTCGTGTCCCGACTCGCGCCGAACTAGCGAAGGGGAAACTGCCCTACACGATTAGCGATAGCGGGTACCTCCCATCGCCCGGGCGAGGCGTCCTCATCGACGGTGAACATGGCAGCCTCACGATGGGTCAGGTTCTCGACGATGTGAACGCCAAAGGGAATAAGAGCAGTCTGGGCCAACAGTTTATGAGTAGGGTCAAGTCAATCTCTGGGCCGGGGAGATGGAACACTACGTTTGGCGACCCCCCACGCCCGCCAGTTGTTGCCCGGACCGGCATCACCACCGCATACACAATCCCGGACGGTCGGATTTATGTACCCGACCCGCCACCGGGAGACCCGGTTTGGCAGAAGTACCACGGGCAAGACCCACGGTTTGGGGCCGACGAGGTGGTGAAACAGGCGAAAGGGGCCGATCCGAAACCCGGCAGGCTCGCAGGCCAGTTGGAGTCCATAAAGGGTGGGAAGAAAGGGGGTCCGCCCGCATCGTGGGCGCCCGGTTGGGGTGAACCTCTCCCGTACAAACCGGCCCGTTGGGATGTCATTCAGGGTGGTGGAATAGCGGAGACTGCCGAACAAAGGTTCGCTCGTCAACTCGGCCAAGCGACCAACGCTATGGGGAGGGATCTCGATATGCCCAGCATGAACGTGATGAAGGATTATCACGGGGTGGGAACCGGGCGAATCCCATCCTACGGTCAACCCCCCGGTATCCCGGCTACTCCTGAACTGTCGGGGTTGGTGGATCAACTGGACGCAGCACGACGCAAGGACCCGGCCCGGTTCGCCAAGTTGCAGCAGGGCCGGACCGGGATGTACCCCACATATATAGAAGGACTCCGCCGTGACGTGAAAGCACCCGGCTCCGTCAGTCCCCGGCCGAAGCCGCCGAGACTGAACGCAGGCATTCCGAAAGCGATGGTCGACTATCGTCGGCTCCTACCGGGCGTGCCGGTCGAGCAGTCCGCTCATGTCTTATCTCAGGTCGAAATGTTCGGCAATCCACTGTCCAACCGAGGTAGTTCTATCTACAGAAACCTCACGAAACTGTTTTCCAAGCACGGGCGTCAGATTGTAACGGCGCTCTTGAAGGCACCCAAATAGGAGGAACAATGACAATCGACAGCACCCCAACGAAGTGTCCCTGCTGCAAAGGCGTACCACGGTACCAACGTGGGAATCCGTGCGAAAAGTGCGGCAGCCGGGCGGGCACGGAACGGGCGGGGTACCAAGGAAGCCGCATGGACGATCTAGCCTTCGATGAGTGGTCTGAGGTAACGAAGGAACGAGACGGGGAAATCGCTGACGCTGAAGCCGAACGCCATAGCCCGTGGGAGTCTGCCTACTAATGCCGGTCTACCTGTACCGATGCCGTGGCTGTGGTACGCACGGCCAGAAGTGGCAGAAGCACACCGAGGACCCGATGGTCAAATGCCCTGAGTGCCGCGCCCCCACTCTGAGACGGGTCTTCTCGTTTGCGATGAAAGCCATGATGCACGAGCATTTCGACCAGACGGTAGGGAAAGTCATCAGCGACCCAAAGCAGTTCAAGGAGGAACTGAGGCGCGCATCCGAGAAGGAAACGGAACGCACCGGTCGGAAAGTCAACTACGTCCCAGTGGATCTGAACGACAAGGAATCGCTTAGAGTAACTGAGGAGGGTATGGATAGTACGCTAAGGCGGAACACTCAGACGGGCAAACGAGAAGTGAAGCAATGGCTGTAGCGGAACGGGTCGATCACGCACAGGGCGAAGACCACGAAGTAGCGGGTCGTATCAGCGGGCTGTTTGACATCGCCCGGAAAGAGATGAACGGTCGGCACAACCGCTGGCGCAAGGCGTACCGGCTTCTCCACAACCGTGGATGGTCAGGTAGCCGCGATGCGTGGATGCCATCCCCTACAGCGTCCGAGATTTACCCGATCGTGTCGGCCCTCGTCGGGTGGATGACCGACCAGCGTGTCCGGTTCCAATGCGTAGCGTCAGCCGACCCGCATTCCCAGTACGCCAACTTTCAGCAGAAACTGGCGGCGGACTTGGAAACGGTGCTGGACTCGTTGTGGGTAAACCAGAACTTTGAGGCCGAGGTGGAGAAGGTTCTATTCGACTCCTTCATCTATGGCACCGGGTTCTTCAAGTGCATCTACGATCCCGGTTCCGATGGTGGTGCCGGTAATCCAGTGATGCGCCGATGCGACCCGTTCACACTGTTTATTGACCCCAACGCAACCAGCCTTGACGACGCCAACTACATCATTGAAGCCCGTGAACTATCACTAACCGAGTTTGAGCGCCGGTTCCCCGGTCGTGGGGACGTTATCGAAGCCGACTCGGGTGCCGGGTACAGCCTCCCAAGTCGGGACGCGAGCGAATCCGGTAGCCGGGCACCGATGGCGAACCTCGGTGCTCACAGCGGCGGTTCGGGGACTGTGCCACCCGTGTACGGGAAACCCGGTCAGAACGGTCGGGTTTCGGATTCGGCATACACCGAAGGGTCGATCACGGTCTTTGAGGCGTGGATCAAGGAAAACACGCTGTTCTCGCCTGCTGAGGGTGACGACGAGGAGGAACCGTTCAACGTCACCGAATGGCGGATGATTATTACCACCGGTTCGCATGTCCTGATGAACGAACGTGCGATAGACCTGTGGAACCACGGGCTACACCCGTATGTCCGCTACTCCCAGCACGACATCGGGGATATGTGGGGCATCGCCCTCGTCGACCACCTCGCTGACCCCCAACTGGCAATCAACCGGTTGTTGGCGGCGTTGCAGCAGCACGCGGAACTGGTATCCAACCCGATCTTCATGGAGGACTCCCGTTCCGGTATTCCCCGCACCAAGATCGTCAACCGCCCCGGTCAGAGGATCACGAAGGGTGCAGGGTCGGAAGCCGGTTGGCTAGTGCCGCCGCAGATGCCGAATGACATACAGGAACTCATCGGGTTCTACATTTCAGAGATGGAACGCATCAGTGGACTTTCAGGGGTGGTACGCGGTTTTTCTCCAACGGGACGAAACGCACAGGGAGTCATCGACTCCGTTGCGGAATCGGCGTTCGTGCGGATACGGCTCGGGCTTCGCAATCTGGAAAGAACACTGTCGACGGCGGGCAACTTGTGCGCGAACCTTGTGGTGGAGAACTATTCACTACCTAGGGTCATGTCCATCGTGGGGCAAGACGGTGAACGGTCGATGCTGGCGCTGCGGGCGCGACACTTCTTCATCCCCAACGAAGAAGGTGCAGACCCCATGAAGTTCTCCCTGTTCGTTCGTGCGGGTAGCGCCATGCCGATTTCCCGTGCCGCCCGCATTGCAGAAGCGGAAACCTTGTTCGCTATGGGCGCTCTGGACGCACAGGCCGTACTTGAAGCGCACGACTACCCGAACCGTGAACAGGTGCTACAACGGCTGAATGCCGGGGCTACCCTCGGTATCGGGCA